ATAAAGTTGCTGAGATTGGTATGTGGCCTAATGACGCACTTATGTGCAAACAGTTCTTCCCTTGGATGCAGACATGCTGGCCATATTACAGTGTGGTTCAGGGAACAACCTCATCGACGACAGGTTAATATGAAAGTATTGAATAACAGTGTTCTATTCACAGAACACAAAATGGATCAGACCACCGAGAGTGGTCTAGTTTTATCAACTAAACCTTCTGGTTCGAAACCCGCTGTGGTAATTGCGGTTGCAGAAGACGTTCCTTTGAAACCCGAACAGATCGTTTATCTGGACTGGTCAAAAGCACTACCCGTAGAACTTGACGGACTGCAGTGTGGTGTGGTAGAATATGAACACGTAAAACTCGTGGTAAGTGAATGAAAAACTATGTAATCACTATCATGGACAATGAAAAGTCTGTAGAAGCTGCGGAACGTTGTATTCGTTCTGGAGTTAGGAACAACACCTTCATTGAAAAATTCCATGCGGTAACTCCAAATGACGATCCTGAAAAGATTGCAGAACGAGAGGGTATCGATCCTCGTGGGTTCGAAGAGGTGTACTCACGTTACCTCAACTGTCTCTCTGCATTCCTATCTCACTATAGTTTGTGGAAGAAGTGTATCCGATTGAATACACCCATCACCATATTTGAACATGATGCCGTATTACTTGAACCCGTTCCTAACAAACCATTTGTGGGTTGTATGAATATCGGTGAACCTAGTTATGGTAAGTTCATTACACCCCAACACCTTGGAACAGGCCCACTGACTACTAAGAGGTACTTTCCAGGCGCTCATGCATATCAGGTAAATCCACGTGGCGCAGAGTCACTGATTAGACAGGCAAAGGTGTTTGCGAAACCGACAGACGTGTTTTTGTCTATGGACACTTTCTCTTGGTTGCAAGAACATTATCCATTCATTGCTAAGGCTGATGATAGTTTTACAACAATTCAGGTAGAACGTGGTTGCCTTGCGAAACACAATTATAATCAAGACTATGAGATTCTAAATGTTGGAAATTAACTCTCCTGAGAAGATTGCTGGTTCTCAAATCATTGATATGAAAGAACACGGTACACTTGGTTTTATTCATAATCCAAGGACGGGTGGGTCTTCCTTGAATGGTTGGCTTTATGATAACAAAAAACCAGAGTGGGATAGTTATAAGTTTAGACAACACCATGCCCGTGATAAGATGATGTCTTTACATATTAACGGTGAACCGTTTAAGATTGATAAGACGGTATGTATAGTTAGACACCCTTATATGAGATACCTAAGTTTTTGGCGGTACATAAATCGTGACAAAGCAAGGAAGGATCAAATATCTTTTAGGAAATTTTGGGAAGGGCCCGGCAACATTAATCAAATTCAAGCCTTCAGAAGACCCCAAACTATTTACTGGAAGGGGTGTGACATTATTCTTCGACATGAAGATTTGGTGAATGAAGTTGCGGTTAAGTTACAACCTATATTCCAGACTACCAATAGATTAGATACCTATAGATATAATTATCAGGGAGTGGACACAAGCTTGGTTGATGCACACGAGTCCATCCCGAAGGAGTTTCTTGCCGAAATACGTGAGATTGATTCTGAAACTTTTAATGAATTTGGATACGGAGAATATGATTGATAAGTTATTCATCACTGGATGTGATGTAAACACAGAATGGCAACTCCCTTGGTTTTGGGACAACTTTCGTGAGACCAACAAGACCCCATTGAAGGTCATCGACTTTGGTATGTCCGATGAGATGCGTCAATGGGTTGACAAGGAGATTGGTGAGTCTATTCTACTACACACTCAGGCAGACGGATGGTTCAAGAAACCTTCTGCGATGTTACGTGCGTGTGAAGAAGCACACAAAGTCTGTTGGTTGGATACTGACTGTGAAGTTCTAGGAGACATCTCCGACATCTTTGACCTGACCGTACCTTTCAAGATTGGTATGGTGGAAGATAGACCGTGGACTCGCAGACGTGGCGATTACGGTACATGGTACAACTCTGGTGTTGTGGTTTGGGAAGGTAAACCCAATATCCTCCGTGCATGGGCAGAACAGTGTATTAGTGATCCTTGGCAGGGTGATCAGGAGACATTGTATGCAATGATGGGTGGTGATGAGATTATGAAGATGTCAATCATAGAACCATTGCCGCATAAATACAATACACTACGACTAGATTATTTGGACAATACTGCGGTCAAAGACCCGTTAATTGTTCACCACACTGGTCAAAAAGGTAAAGACGTTATAAGGGAGCAAATGAGTAATGTTTAGTAAAGTACTATTCGGCATTATCGTTGCGATGGGTGGAGTTGGATACATTTACTTCCAAACGACACAAGGACAGATCGCAGACCTTAATGCCCAACTACAGACGCAGGCAGGTGTAATCACTGCGTTCGAAACTCGACAGGCGGAACAAGTCCGTACTATCGAAGCATTGCAGAACAATCTGCAGAAGACGACAGAGGCACTCAACACCATGAGTACTCGTAATCAGGAGATTGAAGCAGAGGCACAACGTTACCTCGCAATCTTCGCTCGACACAATCTGTCGAAACTGGCGGCCGCAAAGCCTGGTCTAATCGAAACAAGAATTAACAAGGGGACAAGTGATGTTTTCAGAACGATTGAGCAAGATACTACTGATATCGACGCTATTGACGATAACTAGTGGTTGTACTTCTCTAGGTTTCTCTTGGGGTAAGAAAGAACCGCCTGCTCCCATTCCGGTAGAGATTCGAACCGTCGAAATACAGATTCCGATCACACACCCCACCATGCCCCGTGCGATTCAGTTGAGAGACCCTCAGTGGTATGTGGTATCAGATCAGAACGTTGACACCTTCCTTGAGGATATCAAGAAGAGACACGAAGGACAGTTGGTCTTCGTTGCAATGTCCGTTGGAGACTACGAGTTGATGGCATACAACATGCAGGAAATTCGTCGATACATAAACCAATTAAAAGAAGTTGTGGTGTACTACCGTACTATCAACACAAACGATGAGGAAGAAAAAGATGGACAGGAGACAGAGAGCGATCCAAGCGGTTCGTGATTTTGCCACTGGTAACATTGAGAAACATCGGTACAACGTAGATGTTTATCTCAACAACCCCGCAGGTATCGGAGAACATCCCGATGTGCTGGGTTCAATTCAAACTGAACTTCACAAGATGGCTGAGTATGACGACATCTTAGAAGTTCTTGACAAGTACTTCAAGGAGTAGTATAATGCCTAACCATAACAAGTATGATGTAGACATCATCAAAATAGTAGACGGAGATACCGTCGATGTGGATATCGATATGGGATTTGGTATCTGTCTCAAGGACGAACGTGTTCGTATCATGGGCATTGATACACCTGAGTCACGTACCCGTGACAGAGTAGAAGACCTGTTTGGTGAGGCTGCAAAGGCACGTCTCAAGGAACTGTTGAAGGGCGGTGCAAAACTGATCACCACTGAAGATAAACACGGTGAGGACATGAAGGGTAAGTTTGGACGTATCCTTGGTGACTTCGAAGTGTATGACGGAGAACTAGATAGATGGACTCCCGTCACTGATATCATGATTCGTGAAGGTCATTGTGTACCTTACTTTGGTGGATCGAAGGAAGAGATTCAGGCCAAACATATGGTCAACCGTGAGAAACTTCTCCGTGAAGGGATTGTGTCTCAAGAAGATTATGACGCTGCTGTTGAGAAAATGAAAGGGTAGATAATGAGAATTAATGTTTTGGGTAATGGTGACCATGCTTTTATGTTTAAGCGTGGTACGCCAGGCAAGTTGTTGATCTGTAATATGCCTCCTTTTGAGATTCCTCGTAAGGAAGTATTTGCGACTTGCATGGTCGATTTTAAGATGATGAAAGCCCTCGCTGAGGGTCATGTTAAACTTGACATGTATGATTGGGTGTTGGGTATGCGTCCCCGTCGATGGATGGAAATGCAACCCTCATTCTATCTAAAATATTCTCAAAACATTAAAGCATTTCATCAACACGTTCCTAAATACGCACAGTTGCCGGGACAGTCAGAAGGACAGGCTGCAACCAATTATAGTTGTGGTCACATGGCAGTAGACTATGCGTGCCGTGCACTGAAAGCAGATGAGGTTCACATCTATGGGTTCGACTCTATGTTTGAGTTGAACCTGAGAAGTTCTACAGACTTGATCCTAGAAAGTGATAGGGGTCACGCCAACACTTTTCGACTTGCGAATAACTGGCGCCCAGTCTTCACTATGATATTTAAAGAGTTTAAGAACACCAAGTTCTACCTCTATCATAGTCATAATAAGATTAGGATTGAGATTCCAGATAACGTAACTATTGTAACAGAGGTAAAGAAAAATGTGGCAGGACATTAAAGAAGAATGTGTGTGGTTTCTAAAAAAGACATGGGAAGATTTTAAACACGTTTGGAAGGCTCATCCCAACGTTCATATTTGGTGGACTATTGCGTTCTTGATTGCCCTATTTGTATAAATAAACATATAAATTTACTTTCAGGGTTCGCAGTCAATGCAAAAGTTTACATCGTTCCTTACCGAACAAAACTTCTTGTTAGAAGAAGCAGAAACACTTCTAGAAAAACTGATCACCTTTGGTGGCAAAGCATATCCCAAGTACGGTAACATCGTCCTTATGGCCGGTGGTGCAGGATCGGGTAAGGGTTTTGTTCTGGGGAATCTGGTTGGTTTAGAAGGTAAGGTTTTTGATGTGGATGAACTCAAGACTCTTGCATCTAAGACTCCCGCAATCAAGAGACGTGTCGCCAAAGAACTTGGTATTGATCTGGAAGACCTTGCCAACAATCTCAAGAACACTGAGAATGTAGGCAAGCTCCATGACATCATGGGCGAGTATCTCAAGATCGACAAGCGTAAGGAACAGGCATTCTACCGTAGTGTCCTCACTGCACCCGAAGATCGTAAACCCAACATCATCTTTGACATGACTCTGAAGTCCCTAGACAAACTCGACAAGGTTGCACGTGATGCATCTATGTTGGGTTATGACAAGAAGAACATTCACATCGTCTGGGTGGTCAACGACATCGAAGTTGCACAGAAACAGAATGCTGCACGTTCACGTACCGTATCTTCAGATATTCTAATCAACACTCATCGTGGTGCCGCAAACACTATGGGCGACATCATCAACATGGGGTCACGTCTCAAGAAGTACATTGATGGAGACATCGTGTTCGCATTCAACAAAGTTGGTGTTGATGCAAACCTAGTCAAGTCGGGTAAGGGTGGTTCTTATGTCAAGGACGCAAACTACTTCTACGTAAAACGTGCGGGTAAAGCACCTACGTCCGTTGACAAGTTAGATAAAGAGATTCGTGCGAAGATCAAAGCCTACGTCCCGAAGAACGTAGACTGGGATTAAACTACAGTAACGCACCTTTCGATTGCTTGGAAGTGGGTAGGTCTACCTGTCACCACTTCCTGATCCCACTCTGCACGATTTGAGAATGCCTTCACAATCTGAGGGTTGATGTCTTTGATACTCTCTCTATCAGAGAATTTCAACTTATCTGCTTCACCGTAATAGATATCGACCAACTCACCACCAGCCTTTAATGCACCGCCCCATCTCGATTTGATTTGTTGAGATGTGAAAGTGGTATCGTCATATTTCTTAGGAACACCCAAGAATACAATCGCATCAAACGGTTCTTCTGGTTGAGTCAACGGGGTAGTAGACTCACTACCATGCTTGTATTGTTTGTTGGTCTCAATGGTTGGGATATCCCATTTCTCATACAGATAGTGCATTGCACCATTATGTTTCGACTCGGGTGGTTTAGTGATTGTCACATTGAACCCATATCCATAGACCTTTGCAAGGATAGGGAGGAACTGATAACTTACATTGAAATCCATCACTGCAGATACGTTTCTAGACTCATAGGGGATAGCATCAAGGATTCTGTCGCTTGCGGTGTCTAACATCCAGTTCATAGTTTCGCCCTGATTGTAGTGACCCACAAACAGAACGTTCTTATATCCACGTCCAGCGAGAATGTTAAGTAGTACAGGGCCACGTGTCATTACCGCCAACATGCCGTTCTGTGTCTCTGTCTTGTAGGTTAACAGAGGTTGCACTGTAGTCTTATAGTTCTTCAATCTACCGTTAAGTTCACCGTAAAGATCAGTCTTCACGGATTTATGAACAATCTTGGATTGATAGAGACCATCTTCATCTCTAGTGTAAACAATAAACTCTGAGTCGCTTTTATATAACATGGTTATCCCTTGTAGATGTTCTGAATGTGGTCTTCAAACTGTTCGATCTTCTCTAGTCTGTTAGGCCATAGTATATATTCCTTCTCTGGATTCTGTTTCAGGTTGTTCAGTAGGGGTTGAACCGCATTGAACAACTTGTCGAGTTTCTCCTGAGTAGAAATGACCGCAGTGGTATTCTGAGATACAGTCTGCTGTGCCTGTTGTACGACTTCCAGTTCATTCTCGTTTGCGAAGGTGAACCCGAAATCAAATAGTTCGTCACTCATATTTATACCTGTTTTGAAAAAAATTTCACTTTTTTCTATTTATACGCTTGACAACCCCCACAGAAGCTGATACACTTACCTCTGTAAATTGATGAGAGGAAGTAAATTATGAAGTTATCAGTTATCCACCGTGCGTTTGAAGAGTCTTCACGTCTAGTTGCGTTCGTTGACGTTTCCGATGATATGCCTGTCATGGAGGCCCTTGAGTACGCCTACCATCGAACTCAGAACCTTGCGGGTTCTTGGTCTCGTGAATCAGAGTTTGAATTTGGTGGTGAGATTCACCAGAACCCCGACTTTTCTGAAGACGTGACTGTCATGGCTGATCTGCCCGTCAGTAAGCGTACTGGTCAAGTGATGGGTCTTCGTTCGACCTCTGTGGGTGACCACATTCTGTGCGGCCGCACCAAGTACGCCGTAGCAGATTTTGGATTCGATAAGATTAACCCGAATGAGTTCGACTCATTCACAACACAGGAGAAATATGCCACAAGTAACGCCTAGAACAACTGGATACAAAGGTCAGTACACCGAAGACTTCACCAAGATGTTGAATAGATTCAAGAGAGCCTGCAACAAAGCAGGTATCGTAGCGGAAGTTAAGAAGAGAAAGTACTACGTTAAACCTAACGAGACTAAGAATCAATTTAACAGTAAACTCAAGAGAAAAAAGAAACTTGCGAAATTCAAATCCCAGAACGAGGGTAGAAAAAAGGCAAGTTAGGAGTTATATTAATGTTTCATGGTTCTATGCGTCATTACGCCAGTGGTCGTAAGAAGAAGGTCAACTGTTGGACTAAAACCAAGTCTAGGGAGAGGGAGTTCGTACCCTATACCCCATCCGAACCCTTTCGGAGGGATACCCCCAATTACCCCTCTGTAGGGGTCACAGAGTACCGCCCTGAGGCGGACAAATCCTACATGGTAGAGGAATCCAAGAAGTTTACCGTTGCGCCTGCGTACAATAAGGGTGCGTATCAGGTTATTCCAAAAAGTGATATCAAACACATCGGTAAGTAGAAAATATTCTAAAAAAAGTCAAAAAAAGTGTTGCTTTCTTGTTTTAGTTATGAGATAATGTCTTTGTTGATTGGGGGAGAATAGATTATGAAATTTGAACGATTTGAACAGATCCACTACGGCTTTATGTTGAGAGACTTCTCTCTGAAAAGCATCGGTATTACCGAACAATACGCTCTTGAAGAGATTATCCGTTTGCGTGATTGCTGTTGTGAGACTGACTACTACCGTCTGAGCCGTGTGGGTTCTACCTTTCAGTTGTCTCGAAAAGGTCGAATGCACATTTGGCGACTGCGTGAGAACGCAAAGAACCACGCCTCTATTGAAGATGAAATGCGAGAAGCAGGAGTATTGTAATGACTTTATCTTTTGATTGTGTTACCCAAAACTTTCCATCAACCATTGGTATGGCGGTAGGTTCTACCGTTATCGTGCGGGACGTTCCCGCTTCATCTAACCCCAACGGGGTGGCCACCCTAGAGGTCAAACGTCTGACCGAAGACTACTGCAATGTAGCGGAGGTGAAGTGATGTCGAAATACAATAAAGAGGCTGTGGATAAGTCCATCAAAAAAGACCCCCGAATCAAGGGTAAGGAGGCGAAGTTGATCCATGCCCTCCTGAAGGGTCGTAATCGATAAAACCTATCGATCCGGAGATAATGATCGAAAAAATCCATGAAAAAGGTGTTGACTTTGACCCCATTTCTTGAGATAATAGTACCCTAAGTTGATGAGAGAGGTGTTACCATGATGAATTTTGCGATTGAAGGTCAAGTCAAGAACAAAGCGGTTGTTTATTTCTTTGTCGAAAACCTTATCCGTGAGTTGGGTATGGCCCGTCTCCGTAAACCCGCTATTGTTATCAAGTTTGTCAACAAGTGTGATGCGTTCGGTCTCTGCGATGGTCAGAAGGGTGAGTACGCTGAGATTCACATTGCCAAGAAGTGTCCCGCCACTGGTCGGAAACTCGGTTTCATTGAGATGATGCAGACTCTCGCTCACGAGATGGTTCACGCTCGCCAGTTCCTTCGTGGTCAGTTGAACAACGAAAGCGGTTGGGCTTGGAAGGGTCGCCGTGCGGACAACTTCGAATATGAAAACCAACCTTGGGAGAAGGAAGCGTATCGTCTTGAGAAGACTCTCTTCATGGACTGCTTCCCCCACTTTGCTGAGTTCAATAACTAGGAGTGAATAATGGAATTCAAAAGTTTTCTGCGAGAGAAGTATTATGAGTATCGTGAAGAGGTTGTCCTGTACAAGGAAACTGTCATGACGTTTGATGAGTATGTGGGGAAGTACTCCCACTGGTTGAAGGATATGTATTATGCCGAAGAAGACAAGAAACCAGAATCCGGTAGCGAAGTTTAGTCGCAAGTTTAACAAGGCGGTCACGATGACTGACCGTAAAAAGGAGTCCAAGAAGACAGGAGTCTTGGGCCGTAACAAGTGCATAGACGAAAATTTCTATGACAGTGATGGAGGTTTTAAAAATGACTACTAAAACTTATATTGAGATTGATGCGGCTCCTTGGATCACCCAAGATGGTTTCGTTGAAGTTGGTGTATACCTTGGTGACGCTTGCGAACCTTCTTATATTGAAAAGAAGTCTATTAAAGAGTTGATCGATCAAGAACTCAATAGTTATACTGTTCCTGGCTCAGACCAGATCGTTCCAATTCACTTCAAAGATGTTGAGGAACTTCTGAAGAATCTGAAGAGTGCATACAAGTATGCGAAGAAACTTGCGAAGGAAATGGGGGTTGAGTGATGAAGAATCGTTATGGTGATGAGTATCACTACGAGAAAATCGGTGACAACGAATACAAGTTCGTCATGGAAGGCGACTCCATGAAGTATTGTCGGGTTGGTGGCAAACACCTTCAGGAAGGCATTGACCATGATGATCTTGGTATGTTTGATGCGAGCGGTGGCCCGTATATTGCGGTTGGTTCCAAGGTTTACTACGATGAGATTCTTGGTGGTCAGAAGGGTGATGAACCTTTGATTGTGAAACGCATCCGTAGTACCGATGAAGGTATCATCGTAGAGGTTGAGTGATGAATATATTTGGTATTGAGTATGACGATAAACGGGGATTCAAGTTCCCGTGTGCAATTGACTCTGCACGTTCGCAATGCGATAAACATGTGGTGAAGATGCCCCTTGAGTCAGCTCAGATGTTGTGTACTGTTCATCGTGTTCTTGATGGTGGTAACGAAGACCTCTACAAGATTGCACACCCCAAACACCCTTCGACTCTGTGGACTATGGAGTCAGATTCGAACTACCAATGGCACTACCGTCACTGGATGGAACTCTGTAAGGAGTACACCTATCGTTACGGTAAGGTACACAAGTCTTGGGAGAAGTTCGGTAATCGTCTCTCACGTTTGCCTGCGAACATCCCCAAAGGAGGGTTCACCCCATTCAAACTCGCATTCAAGACTCATCCTGAGTGTATAGTTGAAGGCGATCCGGTTGCGTCCTACCGGAACTTCTACCAGACTAAACAGTCTCGTTTTGATATGAAGTGGACGAAACGAAAAATTCCAAATTGGTTCTTGACAGAAGAGGTAGTATAAGTATATAATGGACGCACTTAAAAAAGCAGAGAGGTACGCAATGATTCGACGAGCTGCATTGAAGATTCAGCAACGTCAACAGAGCCAACGTCGAGCACATACTCTTGTGAAGAAGTATGAGAAGGCGCTGGATAAACTAGATGATCAATCTAGTATGCACTGGTCGGATACTGACCGTTATCTTGATTCACATTATGGTGATCGTGTAAAAGGAGAAAAAAATGATGGCTATTGATCTAAGTCGTGACGACATGTTAGGTATGCTCCGTGAAGGAGCTGTCAAACTGTCGTTTGAGAAAGTAAAGGATGGTGCGATTCGTGAGATGTCCGCTACCCTAGTTCAGGATTCTATTCCTGTTGATAAGATGCCGAAAGGCGGTACGGTTGATCAGACTGTGGGTGGCGAGTCTACCCTGCGTGTCTTTGATACTGACATTCAGGAGTGGCGTTCGTTTCGCATAGATAAGGTTTTAACCTTTAACAAGGCGTAACAATGACTAAAGGACAGAAAGCTGCAGAGACCCGTAAACTCAAACAACAGAAGATGTTGGATAAGTTGGGTTTCGAACGCAAGAAGGTAAAACGAAAGCGTAAACCCATGACCGAAGAACAACGCAAGGCTGCTGCAGAGCGTCTTGCGAAGGCACGTGAAGCACGTGGTCATACGGGTGCGCTTTCTGTCCATCATTCGATTCGTGATCTACCCGAAGACCATTACCTTAATTGGAAGAAGGTCAAGGAGTGGATCAAAGATAATGAGATGAAACTTCGTGGTATGAAGACTATGAAGGACTCTTCTAATTGGAAGGAGAGGGCCGAGTATCAGAGTCTTGAAGTTTACATCAAGAATATGAAGTCGTACTTATCTTCAGGCAACTGGTCTGATTTTAGATATGGTGCGAATGGCGAACAAAGAGTTCAACGTGTCTGTATTGCAATGGCATACTATCCGGACGGTACACCGAAGAGAGACTTCGGTACGTTCTATCCGGACATTGGTCAAGTATGGACACAGGAACTTCAGGAGAGGTGGTATGGAAAAGAGTGGAGTCCAGATCGAAGAGAACGAACAGAACTTCCTGACGAAGAAGAGCTTTTCGAAGATGGTCGAGGAGACGGTGATACGGACGAAGATGAACTATATCGATACGATAGTCCATCTGTGTGAAGAGAACGGTATTGAGATCGAAGACATTAAGAAGTATCTCAATGACCCTATTAAGTCGAAACTAGAAGCGGAAGCGACTGGTCTCAACTTTATCAAAAACAATACAGGAACTTTGGATGTTTAAATTCAAACCCTCAGTTAAACGAGTACTCACAGACGAACAGGTGCAAGACTTGCGGGAGTTAGAAGCTCCTTGGTTGACTTCGCACCTGACAAAGGGTTCTTGTGAATATGGTTACCTTGATCGATTGAATAATGGTAACCACGAGGAATATACTGCGGACTACCGTGGTGAAAAGATTCGTCATAGTATGAACAAGGTGATTACTACTGACATGATTGATGATATCAACTTTGAGTTCGAATGTGCATGGGCTGATGCGGGACTCAAGGTTATCGATACCAACTACCTACGGTACGTCGAGGGCGACTACCTGAGACGACATATCGATACCTATGATGAACATGAGGTTCACGGTACGATGGCGCACACGGTGCGTAAGGTGACTGCCATCACTATGATTGACAAGTCCCCTGATCTGGTTGGTGGTATCCTGATTGCATTCAATGAGGGTATTCCCTACGAGATGGATTTGGAGATTGGTGAGACAGCATTCTTTCCTGCGACGAATGTGCATGAGTGTACCCTTATTGAACGTGGATACAGGGAAGTTCTTGTGTCATGGTTGGCGTAAAGGTACTATCGAAGGAATCTATTGAAGACCTTCTATCATCCATAGATTCGTTTGCGAAAGAAGAAGCCCTCATTTATACGGATACTAAGAGTAAACAAAAGGATCTTAGTATGAGGAAAACTACTAGAATAGTTGCACATTACAATATGTACCCTGAGACATGTCGAGAGGTTGAAGATCATGTGAATGATGGATCAAGGGTTTCCCAATTCGATATTTTGATATATACTATCGGTGGAAAGTTTACAAAACACCTAGATGAGTCTAGAAACATACCCAAATCTAGACAAAGAAAATGGTCTACGATCACGTTGTTGGATAAGTCCGATAATTTGATTGGAGGCGATCTAGTCGTCTTTGATGGTAAAGACGATCAAGTTGGTAGAGTGATTGATTTGAAAGTCGGAGAGACTGTCGTTTTCGATTCAAGAACTGTATACCATGAGATAACCGAAGTAACTCAAGGAAAAAGAACCTCCTTGGTAGTTTGGTTAAAAGATGCTTGACACGGCATATAAATAGTGTTACTATATGATGGTAATGTGGATAAACATTAATACAAAGTTATACAAATACATACGGAGAAATATATGAGCTTTGCTGATCTTAAGTCCAAGTCCTTGGACGTTTCTAAACTGGTATCTGCCGCCCAAGAAATGAACGGTGGTGGTACTGAGAAAAAATCCTACGGTGATGACCGTTTCTGGAAACCTACTGTCGATGAGAGCGGTAACGGTTATGCTGTTATTCGTTTCCTTCCTGCGGGTGCGGGTTCGGAACTCCCTTGGGTTCGTTACTGGGATCACTTCTTCAAAGGCCCTGCTGGTCAGTGGTACATTGAGAAGTCTTTGACCACGATTGGTCAGAACGATCCGGTGTCTGAGTTGAACTCTCGACTCTGGAACTCTGGTATCGAAGACGACAAAGAAGTTGCACGTAAACAGAAGCGCCGTCTTCACTACGTGTCGAACGTTCTTGTTGTGAGCGATCCTTCTAACCCTGCGAATAACGGAAAAGTATTCCTCTATGATTTTGGTAAGAAGATTTTTGACAAGATCATGGACAAGATGCAACCGGAGTTTCCTGGCGAAGAACCAGTAAATCCGTTTGACTTCTGGAATGGTGCGGACTTCCAGCTCAAGATTCGTAACGTTGCGGGTTACCGTAACTACGACAAGTCTGAGTTCAAAGCACCTTCTGCTTTGTTCGAAGCGGACGAAGTGAAACTAGAGGCAACCTACAACCAGATGCATGATCTGGCTGAGTTCACTGATCCTAAGACCTACAAGTCTTACGATGAACTCAAGGCACGTCTGTCTCTAGTGTTGGGTGAAGCAACTGGTGCGGGTGCTGTCGCTGCGACTGCAAACGTTTCTCAGTCTGCAGAATCTAACGTTGGTCGATCTGCGCCTGAACCTGAAATCGTGAGTGCACCTGCACCTGCGGTTGGTGCGGAAGAGGATGAGGATGATACCTTGTCTTACTTCGCTAAGATGGCACAAGAAGACTAAATGATAAGGGGGACACTAAGTCCCCCTTTTTTATACTCCCCAAGACCTATCTAACGGGTCGCCTGAAGTTCCTGTAATACCAACCGAAGAGTTATTGTTGACGTTCGTGTTGTTTACCGTAGACTGAGATACGTTACTCTGCATTGCAATCACAGAAGCTTTCTGTTGTTGTTGTGCGTTTTCGGTTTGTTCCTGATCCATTTGTAACCGAACACCTTCACGTTGAGGTACTGGGGGTCTCTCAACACGTACATTATCGGTCTCTGTGGCCGCACCCACAACAGGTGATCTGGTTTCAACCGGAATCTCAATTCTAGTTGCTCTCTGTGCCGATTCGGTATCTTTTTTCAACTGTTCTTCGTCTAGTGTTGGTTTGACAGCAACAGTAGTATCCGGCACTTCGACTTCCGGAGTTCTCACCGGAAGTTCCTCAAGAACCCCTCCTGTCTCAGGATTGATACCCGCATACTCGTAAACGGATTTTGGTATTGATCTCTGAACAAGTCCGATAGGATCATACCACTTACGGTCTTTCGATGGGTCTGGTAGGATGTTACGTAGGATTTCTTTGAACACGTCACTGATACTGTAGTCACCAGATACGAGACCACCAATTAAGTCTGCCCCTTTCGTGAAAATCCCAATGTAAAAGTCAATTGCATCGGTGAACAGTTTGATCACACCACTAATAACTTCTTTAAGCTTCCCTGCAATATCAAAACCCTCAACATCTTCGGCTGCATTCTCAAATCCTAGTTTGCTAAGAATCCATGCGACACCTTTCTGTAACAGTTCATAAGGTGCAGCGATTATTTTTGATATGAAACCAACAGGGTCTCCCATAACATTGGTTATGAATTCTCCAACGGTCTCACTGATAGATGTGAACTTATCACTTATCCATGCTATTGCCTTTTTGGGCAGTTGGAATACACTATCTACAATTTTGTTGAAGGATTCTGTAAAACTAAAATTCTTTACTGCATCTACCGTTGCGGGGTCAACACCGAACTTGCCCATGATCCACGCAATACCGTTCTTCAACATATCAAGAGGTGCCATGATGAGTGAGTTAACAAAACCTTTGATTGCACCTTTGATAGCGCCAATGATGCCTTCTTCTTCATATCCTTTCATTGCGCCTTTGATGGTATCAAATACAGTTATGATGATTCCAATGGGTTTAAAGATTGTACCCACTGTTTTGGCGACCATCTTGAAGACTGGGCCCATCCCCTTGAAGAATCCCATGACTGCCCTTACACCATCTTGAATAGGTTCGACAGCTTTACCGACTTTTGTTGTACCAGAAGCAAATTTATTTACTGCTCTGAATACTTTAACTATCTCATCAAATGCATCCGTAAACGATTTGGTGATTCTCCCAACATAATTTCCAATCCCTCTAACAGAATCAGTTACAGGAGCAAAGATACCTTGTAGGGGTCTCAGTAATTTTCGAAACCTTTCACCAAAAGCAACGAAACTTCCTCTAATCAATTCGAACTGAATAGTTGCTGCTAGAATTAGACCACGAACACTATTACGAATTGATTTGGTTAATTGAGCAAACTGTCTAGGGATAGTTCTTTTGAATAGTATTCTGAGTCTACGTCTCAATGTTTCGATAGGTGGAATCAGAGTTTCGATGACTTTCAACTGACCAAGGACAATACCAGCGGCCGCACCTAGTGCACCACCCGCAAGGATTGCACCTAAACCGATATCAATGAGTGTTGGGCCACCATCTTTCTTTTCTTTTTCGGGAGCGGGTCTTCCTAATCCTGCGGTGTTTGCAGCGATCTCTTCAAGGAACTTGAGAGTCTGGGATTGCCAAGACTGATCTTCTCTACGGGCTTCTAGATCGTCACCCGTAGTGAGGTTATCATCACCAGCAGGACTTGCAATGGAACGAGTCGCAGAGATAGTTGCACCCGCACTCTTACCGATGGCGTTTTTCAACTCCTCGGTTTGAGAACGAGTTTCTTCTGTCTGCTCTCTCATTATCTCTTTGACAGTACGAATCGAATGTGAGCCAGAGTTTCGGGTCAACTGACCCTCTGCCACTATTCGTTCGATAACGTCTTGTAATGTCTTTTCGGCCATTGCCTAGTTCCTGTTAAGTTGTTTTAATCTCTCATTCTCTTCCTTAACATAATCAATTAACATGCTAACGTAAATCTCCCTTTCCCACGGTATCATCATCTCAAGTTCTGTCAAACTATAATGATGATGTTGCATCAACGAAAAATTGGTCTTATAATGATTGACCAAATTATCATGAGAAAGGTTTACGATAAAAAATCCTGCATACCCGTTAATGTTGTGGTGTTTACATGATTACAACTTGCACATGTAAACGACACTTCATGTGCCAACTTGGGTATGTCTCTCAAGAACTCAGACAACTTGGTGAATTGATCTGTAGTCAAGGACTCTAGAAATTCCTCCAGTTCTTCCTTCTTGAAGTCACTCCTTTCAAATCTTTCACTCTCAGTATTGATAGAGTCGATACACGTACCGATCATAGCAATACTGTCTTGAAGAGTTTCTCCCGATGCACTGATCTCCATCAATGCGCCATACTGTGGATAGGCCATGTCAACAGAAATATCTTGTGTCAACTGGACTCTATCTCGTTTAATCGTTCCGTCTTCGATCTTCACATCTTCAAGATCGACTACTATGTCATTCTTATGTTCACATTCCGAACACGGAATGATGATGTTCGAAGTCTCGCCTACAGACTTTGTTCTCAACATCGTAAAGATGTATTCCACATCATACGTTGTCAACTCAAATGCATTGAATCCATCATTCTGTGCACAGGCGTTCAGCGTATTGCCGATTGCCTTGGTTGCCTGTGCAGTATCTTTCGATTCAAATGCCAACATCAAGACCTTCTCTTCCTTTACGAGGTAAGGTCTGAAGTCAACTTTCTCACCAGTAGACGGTACTGTTACAGTAAACTCCGGACTACTGTTAATCTTTGGTAATGCCATTTCACACTCCTAATCTAAAATAATAATTGTATATATTTAATTTAACAACGATCCTAAAATACCGCCGAGGATTGCATCCCCCAAACCGTTGTTCGCTCCTTCTGCACCTTCATCCACCCAATCTCTGGCTGAAAGTTGTACACTAAGTTCTGTAATCTGGTCTACCTGATCGTTACCCAACTGAATGTCATTCACAGATGTTGGGTATGCTTGAAGCAGTTTGACCTTTCGAATACTCTTTCCACTTGATCCCAAACTAATATCGATCTGTCCCTGCGACAAGTCTAGGAACCCCAAGTCGGGTAGTCTGTTCTTGATAGACTGAGGAACCTTGTTCATGAATCCAAGTTGTTTCTTGAATGCAGAGAACCCTGTACCTTTCTGCAACTGTTCGATGGTCACGTCTTTGGTGTAGTCATCAAAGTAACCTACTGTGTACCCTTCGGAGTTGTGTGCAAGTTTCTGCCACTCATCGAAGTACTTGGTGACCTTGTGGTCGTTCAATACGTAGAAAGTTAGGTTGATATCTGGGATACCATAACCAGACGCAATCTTTCGAACCGATGTTCCGGTTGCATAGTCTGTGGATGTGATCTGTCGGCCAGGCAGGTTGACACTCTTACAGATCATGTTGAGTTCGCCTCCACTCATTCCTCCTAGTGCGGGAAGAGTGACCTTAAACAATGTCGGTAATGCGAAACCACTTCCGCCACTTACCGCACCTTTGAATTCGTCAAGTTTCATTAGATCATCTGCCTTGAATCGTAGTAGACCTTGTAGTTGTTCGCCTTACGGAACTGTGCAGTCGGTAGGAAGGTTGCAATCTCCCACTCAGGTGCAGGCACCTCTGCGAACTTACTCTGAACGTGTTTGTTTAAGTAATGTTTAAAACACGGTTTGAAATACTTTAACTTAGATGACCTATTCAACAAAGTATAGGACAACTTAAATTTACTGTTGTCGTCTAGTTTGCTTCCTGCAATACCCATCAACCCATCCAACATCTTCGCACGAAGAATCGGAGGCAGATAGTGTAGGTTGATTCCGTAGAACCCACCCGCTGCAGGCCCGACAACTACCACCAACGGAAACGAATCATAGTAAGGAAGCGTATCTTTGTGTTTGGGGTCGTAGAAGAACATCTGCATGGAACCCACAACACTCTTACTTCCGGACTTAATAGGGTCTTCGTCCATCAACTGTTCACGGTTGATAGATCGAAGGTTCTTCGCCTTTTTCATGAACCACTCACGACTCTCCTTTGTACGGGGAGTAATCCCTGCACGGAATGCCTGCAGTTCTAGTCTGTTAAAAATGTTTGACACAAGTGTTCCTCTAAAATTCTATCTTTATTTATACGAATCAGACTGGAGTTTTGTTCTTGTGTCCAAAATCTCTCTTGAGGAGATTTGGGTAATCTTCCTTCACAAAGTCGATGAGGGTTTGTATGTTATCATTTACGATATGAAATTCTAGGAATCTTGCATCGGTGGCTGCAGTTGTGAAGAAATTACGTATCTTGGTTTCCCACCTTTCCTTTTCCTCTTCCCATTGTTCCTTGACTTCTACAGGGGATTTGATGTTGTTGAACTTCATGTATCTTCTTAGGTAGTCGCCCCGTTTGTGTTTAGTTCTACTCTTGATCCAAGTTTTCGTGT